AAAATCAACAAACAACATAAAACAAAAAACAATGAGTATCATGCACAAAATGTCCCCTGAAGAGAGGACTGCCTACAAGGCTAAAAAAACAAAAGAAATCAGAGATTATAATGCTAGTCTTATTGAAGACTTAGGAATTACCATCTATGATTTTAACATGAAGTCTCAGTTCAGAGATGAACAAGGAAGACTTGTAGTAGGAATCTTTTCATCAGAATTTAAAAAACCAAAAGGATTTTTCTTTGAGCTTATTGACTCAGATTTAAATCCAGTGGATCCAGAAAGAAAAGTTTACAGAGTGCCCTACCATCCTTCTTTTGAAGAAGAGTATGAACTAAATGCAAAAGGTTCATATTTAGTTCCTTTAGAAGAATTAAAAGTGGTGCACAGAAGTTCTGTTGCCATTAGTAAATTGTCAGCATTTACAGGTATAGAAGAGAAAGAAGTTTTCAAGGTTACACAGAAAGCTCAAGAAATAATGGCTTCTGTTCCTAAAGCTCCTTCTCCTATGGAAGATGCACCTTATAGTGATATGACTATAAGAGATTATTATGCTATACATACAGGTAAGCCTGTGAGTGCTAAACTTTGGTTAAATGATTTAATTAAAAACAAATAAACAATCACATATGGCACAAGGAGTATTAATTATTGCAGAGAGTGGTGCTGGTAAATCAACCAGTATTGAGGCTCTCAACCCTAAAGAAACCTTTATTATTAATGTGGCTAACAAGCCTCTTCCATTTAAGGGATGGAAAAAAAAGTACACTATCTGGAGCAAGGATAATCCTACAGGTAATATGTATGACAAAGCCACCCCTGAAAACATAGAAGCTTGTATTAAGTATGTTAGTGAAAAAAGGTTAGAAATTAAAAATCTAATTGTTGATGACTTTCAATACATGTCATCATTTGAGTTCTTTGACAAAGCTAACGAGAAAGGCTATGAGAAATTCACTTCTATAGGTGCACACTTAGCACGTATATCAAAAATGCCTAAAGATCTGAGAGATGATTTAACGGTTGTTTTTCTTACACATGCTGAAGAAGGTACTGATGTAGAAGGTAAACGTAAATTCAAAGCAAAGACTATTGGTAAAATGGTTGATGAAAAGTTAACCTTAGAAGGATTATTTTCCGTAGTTTTGTTTGGCAAAGTTAAAAAAAACAAAGAAGGAGAGATTAGATATATATTTGAAACCCAGACTACAGGAGATAATACATGTAAATCACCAAGAGGAATGTTTGAATCTTTTGAAATTCCTAATGATTTAAATTATGTAATCAAATGTATGAAGGACTATGAATAATTTTCACTCATTTATTAATTAAAAAACACAAAGACATGTTCAAAACAGAAGGACAAGAAGTCACACAATCAGGTGGAGGTTTAAACAAGACGTTTGAACCAGGAGTAGTTTATGCACACATCCACAGTGCAAATGTAAGAACTGCTTCAACAGGATCTAAAGCTTTAGAATTGGTATTAGAAGGACCATCTATTGTCAACTTTGAAGGTTGGGCAATTGATAGAGAAAATCCTGAAGGACCAAAGTTCAAAGGACAATCTGCAAAGGTTAGTGCAACTATTTATACTAAAGAGTATAATAGTGATGATGTTGCTAAGAATGACATCTTAAATAAAGTTCTTATCATTTCAAATGAGCTTGGTCTTAGAAGAGAAGTAGATGCTCTTTCTGGTGATGGTTCTATTAAATCTATTGAACAATGGGTGGATGCTGCTGTTAATATCCTTAAAGGACATGACATGTATTGGTTCCTTGTTGGTAAAGAAGATGAGTATAATGGAAAAATCATTGTTAGACTTTCTCTTCCTAAGTTTAAACTTTGCTCTATGGATGAGACCAAACTAAATAAGTTTGATAAAACTAACAAGTATCATTATGTTCCATTTGCTAACAAAGCAGTTAGTGGATTTGAGCCAATAAATAATGATTTTAATATTTGATTTTAGGTTTCAATTTTGAGTAATACGGGGGCTTGTTTCTACTTGCCCCCTCTTTT